CCGTTAAACATAGGCACGGCTTCGTCCATAGCCATGCTTGAGTCACGGAACGGTATTCGGTCTAACGTAGTTGGTGTTGGTCCGACTTCACCGCCAACAGTGTTTAAGAATCTGACAGTGACACCATGTATGCGTTTAATCTTACCCTGCGAAACGCCATCATCTGCCCCACCTTCCAGCCTTAGTGTCTGCACCGCTGAGGTGTAGCTGTAGCCGACATGAACAGTAGATGCGCTTCTGTCTAACGTGATAGAACCGCTGCTTACAGTTTTGTCAGCGTGAGCAGAACCGTCAGCCAACACTTGAACAGTCTCACCCTCTAAATGGTCTAGGCCGCTAATCGTTGTCGTAGGTGTGCTGTCATATGTTAAGCCACTGTCTAGGTAAAAAGCATCCTCAACATCGGTGAAGTATATTGGTTTCATGTAAACAATGTGTCTAACAGTTGCCCCGTTAATCGTGCGCTTCACGGACAAATATACTTGGTCTTCTGCTCCGCTAGGAATACTGGCAATACTCTCTACTTCTGCCAGTCCGCCCAATGGATGCGTGTGCCAGCCAATCGTCTGGTTAGCTGGGTCATAGGACAGGCCAACTAAAACGCCATCACTTCGCACAAACCACAACACAAGCTCAGGCTCTTGCTGCCAAGTCATGTCAGTCAAGCCGCCTCTAGCCAAGTGTTCAGCAAGGATGGTTAAGTCGCGCCCAATCAGGCCGTCGTTGTCTAGGTTAAACGAAACTTCCTTAACCTTCTCAGCGCCTTTTTGAATTAGAATTGTAGCAGAGCCAGCTCGCAATGGACGAACATCACTAGAGCCAAATGTGGTTTCACGCAGCACATTAACGTTAGTTGGTGAAGCCGGTGTAGAGCCTGTCCCGCCTGACAAGGTAAACTCTGAGCTAGATGTTAGGATTTGCAAGAAGCGCCCTTGAATCATGTGCTTGATGACGTTAACGGTGTCTGATGCAATGGTCACATTAATAGCATCTGCATCGTTAGTGCCGGGAGTATGGTTTTCAAAATCAGCAGTTACAGACGCAAATATTGTTTGAGGCTGGCCAATAGTACCAGCAAGAAATAAACGCTGCTCATAAAAAGCTATTGCCCGTGGAAAGCCTTGGTCTCCGCCAAATGCACCTAATGACCAACGCTTCGTTGCATCCGCTGCACCAATAACATGGTCTGGCAAAACAGCAACTCCTTGGTCATCTGTTTGCACAACCGCAGTCACCTCAGTTGCGCTAGTAAATGCCGTAATCTTTACATAGCCAGTGTCGTCATGCTTGTATTCCCAATCAATAAGACCGTATGTTTCTGTGCCAGACAAGTGAACTGGTGGTGTGTTTCCTGATGTTTGGGTAGAGCCAGTAACTTGTTCATAAACATGCCCGTCATAACGGACTGTCTCGCCATCAGCATAACTTGTGCTAGCAGCCCACTCATCATGGTGCGTTTCTAGTAACTCCCGAAACCTTATATACCTTCCAACGTCATCGCTTGTGAATAATGAAGCAGATGCAGTAATTGTTACTGTGCCTGTCTGAGCTGACGCATAAAGAGTGGTGTCTGTTATGTTCTCATCTAAGTAAGGACCGTCAACAAAGTCTATGTCTTCAAACGTGAAGCTAGTTGCGGTTGTTCGCGTCAGCTTTGCTGGAGGATGGTCTTTATGAACAAAATAAATAACGTCAGCAGACTGCGTATAGTTTAACTCAAAGATGTCTGTTGCTGAATAAGGTGTGACCACTTCTACCGCTGAACCGCCAGATGTAACTGTGCCACCATCTGCAAAAAAACGCATATAATTAGCGCCAACCTCAAGGATGTAAGCCTGTTCGTCACTGAACTCAAACGGTATAAGTCTGACCTTGCCACCACTTTTAGACGAACCAGCGTAATATGTGCCGGGTCTGCGGGTAACACCGCCTTGAGGAAAAACCAACATATTTGTCAGCTCTTGTGCGCCACTAGCATATTTCTGTAAATCAATACGCCCTTCTAGTCTTGGAGAGAACTCACCTGACTGAAAGTTGGTAACAATGGTTGATACGCGAGCCATATTAGAACCTTATGTTAATGAAGTCGTCCGCAACAATCTGTTCTGGCACACCTTCCATAGCATCAATAGAGCGAGCCTCTCTCATACGTTCCGCGTACAATGCTTGCATTGTTGACGTAACGCTTGTGCTGCCTGTGATAGCATAAGATGTTTCAGCCGCTAACCGGTAAGCTATAACGCTTCTCAACAAAGAGTCATATTGCTCAGTGTCAGTTACTATAGCCAAGTATGTAATCTTGCAAGTCGCTTGGTTTGTTAGAATCTTGCGGCCTTCAATCTTAAACATGGCCGGTGAGTCATAGGCGGCAAGCTCATTGTTAACGTCATCGTTCCAGAAAGATATGACTCGCTCACAATAAGGGTCAGTAGGTAACGTGTACTGATAAAGAAACCCAAAAGCAGGAGCTTCTGAGTCCTGCGGTATTGCCGCCCGCCTAATGCAAGTGTTCCACGGGTGCGAGCGAATAACAGAGTTACGCGCTGACTCAAACCGCCTGTTACATAAACGGCCTTCCTTTGAGTTTTCTGTTAGTGATGTGATGGTGGCTGCTCCCAGCAAGTCCATCGCTTCGTTACAGATGTCTACTACTGATGCCATATCATCCCACCAAATCCGCTACTTCGATTAACACACCGTGGCTAAGGTTATTATCTCCGCCACAAACTACTTGATTGTTGTCTGCCGCCTTGTTAGCCAACCTCTCCAGCTTTGAGGTAGGTAACATTATGGCAGTTTCCCCATCAAGTATAAAGCACCAAAAGTCTGCCTCTGTTGTGCTTATGCCTGACGGTTTGTCTCTACAAAAAAACTCCACAAACACTTTGCCAGTCTGTGAAGCTCTAAAATCTCTTTTTACCTCAATGGTTTTAGACTCAAGCAAACCAGCTAACATCTTCTCATGTAGCTGGCCAACCTTTAAATCATAACGGAAGTCGCTGTTGTACTCCACTCATCACCTTTAGAGGAAAGAGAGGGCGGTTTCCCGCCCCCTCAGTTGTTTAGTCTGGAGATTCGTCACAGTCGATTTGTACGACTTTGGCTTCTTCCATACGCACCGCACCCAGTGACATGCAGTAGTAGACTTGAGTTGCGTAACTCTTGTCTGCTCGCTCATCAATACGCGCAGAGATGTCTTTACCAAGACCAAGTGTGATACCGTCTTCTGCCCATGCAAAGCAGTTACGGATGTCATCAGTCTCAGAACCATCGCTGGTTGTCAGGCGGTTTGTCATGATGAACTTGAATCCCATGAAGGTATCCAGCTCGCCCTGTACAAGCGCTTTGACGCTGTTGAAATCACTTGATGTTACAGTTGTGTCAGCAAGCAAGGATTGAATCTGGCTTGGTCCGACAGCAATGTAGCGAGTGATTGATGGGTCAACATCACCTGAGTCCAAGGTGAACTTGGCTTCGCGTAGCTTTGCGAGTGTCAGGTTAGTGTTACCATTAGCAATGGTGTTGGTTAGGGCTTGTGTGCCTGAGCCAGTTTCACCAGTCGCAGCAGTACCAAGTGCCGCAGCAATGATAACGTCATCCATCGCACGACCCATAGCAGCAGCAGCCGCCTGAGCGTAGGATGATGTTGGGTCGATAAGCATGCGGATTTTGTCTTGGTCATCAATCAAGTCAGCATACTCATAGTCTGCTAGTGTTAGACGTCTCCGTGAATGTGGAGTGTCAATTTGTGGTGTGTCTGCATGGCGAGTTGTACGAACTTGCGCTGTTGCTACACCAATTTGGTCGATAAATGCGTTCTTTCCAACAACATTCTCAATGCGAACCGCATCACGCATCCGGCTACCCATCTGCTGTGATAGCATCTGCACATTAGCAGAATACTGTTGGACAAACGCGGTGGTTACTTGAGTAGACATGATAAACTCCTTAATCTACTAGGTTGCGTTGTCATATTGCGATGCGCTACCCTTGCGGACGCTTCTGGGCTTTTTAGCCTCCCTCTGGCTATCGTCTTTCCGATTGTCAACAGGACGGCTTTCACCGCTACCCTGCATGACCCACTCGTAGTAATTGTCTGCGAGTGATGCCGGGTTCAATACGTCTCGCATTGAGCCAAACTCAATAGCAATCCGTAAACAGTCGAGGCGGATTTGGATTTTGTCTAGCTCATCCATCAACCATGCCCCATAATTCTTGCATCCGCTGAATCGCTTGTTGGCGACCAACAACATTTTTTCTGTCCCAATACGCGTGAGATTTGTCATTCATAATGGCATCAATCTCATTTTTCGCGGCTTGCCTATTCATCGTGCGAGCCATAGGCGCATCAGCTACAGTGTCTTCGCTAGTCATATTATGCCGGAAATCAGCCATCTTAGCAAATGCTTTGATAAAATCTGGATGATTGCCAACTTTAGTGCCATCAGCTAAACGAATCTCAAGCATGTCTGTAGACGCAAATGATTCAACAGCTTCTTTAGCCATGGCCAGTTTATTGCCGTAATCATCGCCCCATTCCTTCTTCAAAGAAAGCTCAGTATCCTGCATAATTTTTGCGTCATTAGCCGCCATAGTTTCTTCGCTTTGGCCTGCAAGTGACTGATAATATTCAAGAAT